GAGGGTTCAATACTTGAGGATCTGTACCTAGTTGAGTATTACCAGAAGCATCGAGAGCATCCCACCACTGAACTTGAAGATCAACGGTAAATTCTTCGATAGAATCTGCAGAATCATATGAAAGATCGATTGCACTAACTGCAGTTGGGAAGATTCCGTAGAACTTATATGCCTTTAGAACAGGCATTTGATCACCAGGAGCGGTAATAGTTGGACTCGTTGGATTCGACTGTGCGGATGCAAGTGAAGATCTTCCGAACTGTTTTACATATGCATCTCTCTGATATTGAGCTGGGTTAATTAAACCAGAGTTATCATCATGCTTGTTGATAGCGTTCATCCACTTTTCAAAAGCAGTTCTGATAGAGAAATCAACATCATTGATAACGGTGATTGTCCAAACATCAAATGTTCTGTCACCTGCAATCTTCAGAGTTCTACCTCTGAAAGGAACTTCGATTACACCAACGTTTGACGCTGGAAGATTTGCAGTTTTAATCATGAATCTGGATAGTTCACTTACTGTTCTCGTTTGATCAGCTTGATCTCCAGTCGAACCTTCTGTAGCGAAGGTTGGAAATGCAAGTTCAACTTCAAAGAGGTTTGGTCTTGCTGCTCCACCAATTAGTCTTGCTTTAAAATCTTCTAAGGTTCTGGAGCTGAAACTTGGAGTATTTGAAAATGCCATTTGTTTTTACCTCTGTAGGGATTGATGTTTTTAAAGAAATTAAACGGTTCCAACAACCTCTTCGAAGCTAATACCAGTTCTATTAGCAACAAAAGTAAGACCGATGAAGTTGATCGACCTTGCAGGTTTAATAAAGATATCAGCCCTAAATTGATTTGCATCAATAACATCAGGAGTGTTATTTGATTCATCGCATACTACGAGGAAATCGGTGATTCCTCTCTTTGCTTTAACATCGCGGAGATATGGTTCAACAACATTAACAAAGTTGGATCTCGTAATTACATCATTGAACTCGAAAAGTTGCGCTTTTGCAGCTCTTGAGATTGTGTCTTCTATTGTCAAGAATAAACGACGAACGTTGATTCTATCAAAAGCAGAAGAGACAGATAAACCAGTCTTATCTCCAAATAGAATGATTCCAGATCCAGGTGAGAAAATAACTGGATTGATTCTTCTAGGATAGAGGAGATCCCTTTGTGCTTGAGTAGGATTGTATGCGAGTTTAATTGCATTATTAATAACTCCTCTTGAAGCTCCTGCAGGGGAGAACCAAGGATAGTTATTGATAGATGTTCTTGCCATCAATCCAGCAATATCTCCATTAAGAGGAATATATCTAAATTCATTATTAAATCTGTCAAACATGTACTTATAACCACTATCAAATACCGCATAAGAACTTGAAGTTACTGGATCAAAGAAACTTAAGATGTTGCTTGTTTGAGCATCAGTATTTGTTACATTTAAAAGTCCAGTCTTTGCGGGAGAAATGCAAGCAATACAATCTTTTCTAGCCTCAGCAATGTCAATAAGTCTGTTAGCTTTTGCTTGAGCTTCATATATTGTGGCTCCACCATCAGGACCAGAAATCAAATAATTAACATTATATTCCGCTGGATTTCTGAAAACTTCATAAGAATTTAAAATATCTCCTAACTGAACTGACATTCCTCCAGTTGCTGAAGAATAATCATAGCCACCAGACAATGAATAAGATTTATTTCCAGCAGAACCAAAGTTGATTCCAGTAGCATTTTGACCCCAAGCAATAGATCCACCACTTTGTTGGACATATCCATCAAGAGTGGTAAACCCATTACCATTAATACTATCACTCGATCCTGCAAATATATAAGCAGAAACATTTGATAGGTAGTTCTTATAATAAACGTTTTGTGCTGGAGAAATCTTACCGTCCCTTGCTTTACTTAGATTTGTATATTTTTCCAGAATGTTTCCTGCAACACCACTTACCGATCCACTATCATCGACAACTACGACGTGCATTTCGTCATTTTTTCCACTTCTTTCTGAAGCATATTGAGAAGTTCCTGGTTTTGGTGCAATTGAACTCCAAAGAACAGTACTATTTGATAGACCTAAAGTTTGTCTAGTGTACCAATCATCGGCAGTGTTAGCTGCGTTTGTATAGAGACCTTCACCTTTATCAGTTGTTCCATCAACTACATTTCTAGTATATCTAACAACCAAAGTAGTTGCTGCAAAAGCAACTGGTGAAGCACTATCAAGTATAAGTTCAGTGGTAGTAATACCAACTACTTTTCCAGAGAAAACTCCATTTAAAGTTTGTACCAAATCACCAACGGAAACTAAAGCAGCTGATTGGATGTCAGCGATGACTGAACCAGAAGCGGTAATAACGGTAGAGCCAACACCAACATTGGCATTCTCTTTTAATCTATACTTTTCTAAAGATGTTGCAGTTCCAACGTTGTCAAAAATTTGCCAATATTGTCCAAATGATCCTCTAATTCTACCCAACCCAGAACCACTGTATTCTGTCTCAGTCACAACTCCTGTAGTGCTGTTATGTAGACTTACAATTTTAACATCAATAGAATCTACATTAACTTCGGTAACTATTGCTTTTACAAAACCATTAAAGAAACGTAGAGTTCCAGTACTATCTGCATAATCTGTTGAAACTCCACAAGTCATTGCATATCCAGGACTAATTCCGAACGTTCCAATTGCTATTCTTTGATCGGCTGCATTATCGATAGTACATACAGTCAATCCATTTGCCCAAGATCCTGGGTCCTTTGCGGCAAAAATCCAATCAGTATCATTTGCACGATTATTATTATAATCTTCTTGATTTTTAATTTTTAATGATACTGGTGTAGATACTGGAAAATTGGCATTTTGTAAATTACTTGAGTCAGCTCTTATTGTTCTTAGAACACCACCATACGATAAGTATGAAGATGCAGTTAACCAATACTCATATTGGCCATCGTTATTTACTGGTTTTCCAAAAGTATCAAGTAAATCTTTTTCTGTTTCCACAAGAACGGGAACATCTACTGGGCCCCTTGAGAAGGGTCCGACAAAGGCTCCGATTTGATCATTTACTGCATCAATTCTACCTACAGTAAGATCAACTTCCCTAACCTTTATGCCTGGCGATACTAAATTTAGCGACATGTCTTTCCCTCTAGAGAGTTTCAGTTTGACTACAAATATTTATTATTTGCTTGTTTTATAATGGGGAAACCGCCAATGAACACCCTACCAGTCAGGATATTCCCATCTATCAAAGATTTTATTAGTCATCCTACTTACCGTTATTCTACTTATAGTACAAACCTTACATTCGTATGAATATGCTGATGGAATTGTTCCTCTATCCTTTCTTGTTAGATAAAAACCGTCTATCAAATCTTTAGTTTGACCACAAACTCTACACTTTCTTTCAGTCAAGAACAAGTGTTCCAATTCAAACTGATCATCTATATCCATTATCTGTAATCCCACATATATTGACTGTCACCATATTCATCAACATGCCAACGATCTCCTGTTACCGAATCAATAATGATATCATTATCATCCAGTCCATCTGAAATGAATCCGAATGGAGCCATGTCTGCTTCAATTTGATCTCTCTGATCTTCATAAATTCTCTTACGAACATCCTGATCAGTCATCTCTTTAAAGTATGGTTGTAAAACCAACCAAGAGAAAATTACCAAACACATCGCAAGATCATCATTACATCCATCTTCAGCCTCAAATGTTCCAGACTTTTGAACAAATGTAGTTAACTCACTAATGATATCATAGTCCTTAATTACTAATTTATCATCCTCAATCAAAGCCTTGAGATTCATACATCCCGTCTTCTTGACAGTCTTAGACATCTTGACTCCCATTTGGGATTTCTTACCAGAGAATCCCTGTCCAACAATCTGACCTGCACGACCTCTCATAGAACACATGAGAATATTATCATATTCCAAATCCATATGAAGAATCTGGCCAACTTGTTCTCCGAGATCATTGACTTCAACTAAAACAAACGCTTTGTTATAAGCGATAGCAATGTCTTTGATGATGTTTGGAAACAACATTGGTTTGATTTGATTGTTTCTATATTTCGCTACAAGTTGATATGGAAATTGTGTGGTATCAAATACTGTAAATGCAGAATAATCTTTTTCTACTCCACGAGCAACGTCAACAGTAATGATATAATTGTGATTTTTTTGAGGTTCCTCATATACATCCAACCCAGCATTTCTTTTTATTGGATCTTCATACACTAAAGTTCTGAGTTTTGGTGCTGATATCAAAGTATCAACAGATCCTAGGAATTCACACTCAAACTCGACCTTGAACTGTTGTTCTGAAGTGTTCTTGATAGTTTGTTCTTTCCACTGAGCGTCTCTTCCTGGAACTTCGGACCAGTGAACATCAGTTGGAATATATTCGTTCTTACCTCTTTCCGCATCATGCCACATGCGGTAGAAGTGATTCATACCCTTGGGGGTAGAAACAATCAGGACTTTTGTAGACTTACCTGACGAGATAGTAGGATAAACAGAGGCAAAGAAGTCGTCAGCAATGTGATTCGGGATGAATGCGAACTCGTCCAGAAAGATGACATTATAGGAGCCACCACGGA